TCTTTCGGGTGGGGTTTGGTGAGGCAAGGCAGGTGTGGTCTTGTTTGGTTCGTCGGGGTTCGTTCTAGCGAGGTAGGTCGGGGCGAGGTCAGGCTCGGCACGGCAGGTATGGTGGGTCTAGGTGAGTTGGGGCTTGGAGAGGCTGGCTCCGGTAGGGTTTGGCAGGTGAGGTCGGGTAAGGTGCGGTCTTTTTGGGCATCGTAAGGCGCGGCAAGGTAAGGTTTGGCAGGTCAGGCTTGGCGAGGCTCGGTTGGGCATTACTGGCCATGGTTAGGCTCGTTCGGGTATGGCACGGCAGGTCAGGCGAGGCACGGCGAGGTGGGGCGGGGATGGACTCGGTTGGGCGCAGTGAGGTACAGCAAGGTATGGCAAGGCACGGCAGGTAAGGAAGATTTTTAACCCAAAGCAAGGAGATGTTATGAAAACGGAAACTAAAGACCAGTTGCGAGCGAAGATTGAAAAGCTTGAAGAGCGTGTTAAGTACGCTGCTCAAGATCGCGAGCGAATCAGGGTGCAGCTTGTTGAAGCAAACCAAGAGTTGAACGCACGGGAGGCGGCTGATCCAGAGATGGCAGACAAGTATCAAGTGGTTCATCCTGAAAACGCTTACTGGATGGAGAATGCAGAGGCTCTGATAGAGATCTCTACTGGCTGCATGTATGAAGCCGACAATATTCGTAAACGTGTCTGCACGATACCTATTCCCCTTTTAACAAACGATTGGAGATGGGATAGCGAGAAAGAAACTCGTGAAGAAAACGATGCGCGAAGAGAAAAGGCGTTGTCGGAAAGTTTCGGCAAGGTGTATCAGCTTGCAAGATCGATCACCGAGTTGTATTCCAGCGTTGGTGGCTGGTCTGACGATGAAGTCATCGTGGACATTAAGTTTCAAAACATTGAGGGCATGTGATGAAAGACACCGAAACCATTCACAGCGACATCCCGCTGCCAAAGCAGCGGCGTGGCGGGGTTTCTAAGTGGGAAAAGTTTAAGAGCATGGAGGTTGGTCAATGCGTGTTTGTGAACACCCGTAAGGAAGCTAACTCATTGAAGGTTTACTTACTTAGGCACGGCATGAATTTGGCACAGCGCAAAGTGGATGACCAGATTGGCATTTGGAGATTGCCTGATGAGTAAGTTATCAGATGCGGTCAATCACCCTGGGCACTACGCGAAGGGCGGTGGCATAGAGTGCGTTGAGGCAATCAAAGCGTCGATGTCCTCTGACGCCTTCAAAGGGTATCTTAAAGGTAACGTCATGAAGTATGTCTGGCGTTATGAAAACAAAGGCAAGCTAGAAGACTTGCAAAAAGCCAACGTCTACTTGGGTTGGCTGATCAAGGAGGAAACTGATGGATCATCATGAAGAGTTTGAGTTCAGCTGGCAGAGCGAAGAGCACGAAGTTGCGGCAGAGGCGCTGGGGTTGTTCGTGAAAGCGATGAGAAAGCGAGACATCTCAGAAGATGTTTTGATGGAAGTTCTTTTTGTCGCCGCGTTTACATATCACCTGCACTTCACTGATCGTAGCTCCCTTCGTAAGTTGGTTGATGACGGCATGCTTGCAGTGATAGATCCTGATTTATCAACGGAGGAAAGGATATGTCATTAAATGAAAACCAACACGCTGTGAGAGAAAAGGCTGTGCTTCGCATCTTACATCGTCACAACCTATCACCGTGGGCCAGAACGTACTGGGCACGCACTTATTCAGGACTAAAGAGGGCCAAGCATGCAGCTAAGGTATTACCAGCAGGACGCCATTGATGCGGCGTTTCATTGGTTCGACACTCAAAATACGAACCCTTTAATTGTTTTACCCACAGGCTCTGGCAAGACAGTTGTCTTTGCCTCAATGATCAAGAAGATCTTTGAAGACAATCGTGACAGCCGTGTGTTGATCCTTGCTCACAGGCAGGAACTTATCAGCCAGGCAGATGAAAAGCTGAAGACCGTATGGCCTTGTGCGCCCAGTGGTTTGCTGGCTGCAGGGTTGGGACAGTTTGATTCGCACGAGCCTATCGTGATCGCTAGTCGAGATACTCTGGCCACACCAAGCAGGTTGATGGACGCAGGTGAGTTCGACTACATCATCGTGGATGAAGCCCATCATGTTGGGCCAGAGAAGCGGAGTCGGTATCGCAAGATTTTTGATCACTTCGACTCAACACAGTATGACGCACCAAGAGTATTAGGTGTGACGGCAACACCGTATCGCATGGGCCAAGGGTTCATTTACGGGTTGGACGATCACTTCTTTGGAGGTGTGGCCCATCGGGTCACCATCCCAGAGCTAATCAAAGCTGGATATCTGTGCCGACTGTCGGCTTATCAGGTTGCTTCAGAGGCGGTGATCGATGCATCTACTGCCAGGGTCAAGTTCAAGGGTGGCGACTATCGTGAGTCAGACATTGAACACCTTGCCATGGAAGACCAAACCATGTTGGCGATTGTCGGCGATTGGGTTGATAAGGCGTACAGCAAAGGCCGACTGAGCAGTGTGTTCTTCTGTATCACTGTCGCTCATGCGAACAAGATGTGCATGTACCTGCGCAATGCAGGTGTAGAGGCGGCTGTCGTGACAGCAGAAACGCCCAGTGAAGAGCGCAAGAAGATCCTTGAGGACTTTGAGAACGGTGTCATCAACGCGCTGTGTAACGTCGCTGTGTTGACTGAGGGCTGGGATGCGCCACGCACAGACTGCATCGCGTTGCTTAGACCGACCAAATCTCTGGGCTTGTACGTTCAGATCTGTGGTCGAGGCATGCGGACATGGGGCGACAAGAAAGACTGCATGCTGCTGGACTATGGCGAGAACATGAAACGCCATGGTTGCATCGATACAGCTAGGCCAGAGAAGCCTGATGAAGAGGAGTCAACTGAGCCTAAAATCTGGATATGTGACCACTGCTATGCGGTGAATGATATGTATGCCCGCAACTGTGTCGAGTGCGAAGAGCCTAGATACAGCGTTGAGCAGATGCTTCAGCGTCAGCAAGACTTGTTGAACCAGCTGGAGGAAGAGCGCAAACAGCAAGAAGAAAAAGACGCGGCTGCAACACGAGAAGCGGCACAAGGCAATGTGCTTTCTGACGAGCTTGAAGAGCCATCGCAGAAGTTTGAGAAACTCAAAGACGTTGATCTTGTGCGAGCCGAGGTGAAGACATCTAAGAACGGCAACGAGTATCTCAACGTGAAGTTCTCTATGCCCGGTGAGTACTGGCCACAGAGCATGCCCATCATGTTGGGTATGCACGGTAAAGCGGGCATGGTTGCTACAAAGAAGTGGCGCACTCTGACTAGGCCAGGGACACCCATGACACATAGCCTAACGCACGCAGCGGGTCTTGTTAACGAAGACAAAGTCATGAGTCACATCAAACAAATTACTGTAAGAAAGGAGGGTAAGTACTGGAATGTTGTCAGCGTCCATTTTTAATCGCATAGATGAAGTCATCGCCAGCAAAGAGAACCGACACCGAGGCCACCTTGGTTTCAGTGGGATCGGTGATGACGATGAATACAAACTGTGGATGGGATTCCGCTGGTGTCTGCCGTCCACGTTTGGTGGGCGCATGCTTCGCCTGTTTGATCTTGGTCAGCGGATAGAGGAGCAGATCGTTGACAACATAAAAGACAGCGGCCTGATATCCATCGCCTCGCACGACAAAGACGGTAACCAGTTTCGGGCATCGTTCTTTGGTGGCCACTTCGCAGGTTCATGTGACGGGCTGCTGAAGGGCGTGTTGCCACCACCAGAAGAGGAGCTCGTACTCCTGCTCGAGGTGAAGAGCGCAAACGACAAACGGTTCAAGGAGCTTGTGAAGCTTGAAAGCTATGAAGCCTGGAGCGAAACCTATCGCTGGCAGATTCATGCGTACATGGGTGCACTTGGTCTGACCAAATGCATGGTTGTTGTGATGAATAAAAACAACAGCGAAATCTACTCAGAAGTGATTGAATACAACGCCGCTATCTGGGAGCGCGCACAAGAGAAGGCAGAGCGCATCATATGCAGTGACGCACCACTCAAAGATACACGCCGCTCAGAGAAAGATTGGCGCATGAAGAATGAGCCTGATCTGTACAAAGATATCTACTATGGGCGGCGGTTGCCTGAGTCGGTGAACTGCAGGAACTGCATGCACTCAAAGCCATTAACAGAGTCTCACGGTGCCGTTTGGGTGTGTAAGAGGACAGGTGAGGCTCTCTCGCTTGATGAGCAGCGTGCTGGGTGCCATAAACACATGTGGATACCCAACCTAGTGGGTGCAGATTACATGCCTGAGAGAAGCACACAGGACGCCACAGCGTACAGAGCGGGCATCATCGACTTCTACAATGGTGTGGGGCCAGAGGATGGTGAGTACTACTACTCAAGTGCTGAGATGCGTGAGCTATCCAAGGTGCGGTTCGATACTCAGATGATGATTGATAGTGAGAAGATCAGGGCTGAGTTCCCAGGGAGCCAGATCGACAACATGGATGAACGCACTGAGCCTTTCTAGTCCCAGCTGCGGGGGTCTTTGACGATCAGTATCTTGGTGCCGGGGTAGAGTGCTTCGACCAGTTTCTTTTTGAGCCTGAACACTTGGGTGATTACACCTTTGGTGTCTTCGACCACCACCTCTTCGCCGCGCTTGTATCGGAAGTCTGCTATGTACGAGCAGATCTTCTGATCCTCGCCGTTGACAGTGACCACGCAGGGAAAATCCACTTGCACTTCAAGATCAGTGAGTTCGCCAGCTTGTTGTAGTTGTTTGAGTATCTTGTACCTGGCCGCTTCAAGCTTAGAGTCGAACACGATGCCATCGTATTCAGTCTTCTTTGCAAAGTATTTTGACTTTGGCCGCTTTCTTTTTGGGATCAATTAACTGCCGCCCATTAACTTTTCTTCTTCTTGTTGTCGCAAGAACGCAGATGCTCTTTGAGCTTCTTGATTAAATAATGATGGAGCAGATTCGACAGCTTCTTGAACAGCTTCTCCTGCCCTTTCAAGAAGTGGGGCGGGTCTTGCTTGGGGCGCAGGCGGTTCTGGGAATCTCTGTCTAGTTTCTCTAATTGATCTGCCTATCTCGTCGGATATCTCTCCCAAAGGAACAATATTTCTTACTTTAGTTTCACTAGTTTCATAAGCACCCACAGTGACGCTAGGAGGTGGTTTGTAAGGGATGAATATATTGTTCATTACGGCTCGCCAATCAGCGACTCCACCAACTTGTTTACTTAGTATTTTGGCTATTTTTTCGTTTGTTACACCAAGCAACCTAGCATCATCTACTGCAATTGATAGATCTCTCGCGGCTTTGTACTTGCGTTCATTTGCCTCTTGGAATTTAGCTAATATTTCTTTTGGAGGGCGCGGGCCATAAGCTCTTTTGATTGATCTAAAATCATCTGTTGCAGCAGCAAGCTCTGTTCTTGCTTCATAAGCTTTGTACATCAAAGATCTTTCCATATCGACCTTAATGGTTTTAACGCCTGTCGTTGCTTGAGCGAGTTCATTGAAAAAATCTAACTGCTTGCCGCCCTCGCTCACTCTAAACCTAGGATCTAATAACTGGCTCTCAACTAAAACAGACTGACTTAAATCACCCAACTTAAAGCTTCTAGATAGATCGTCATATCCCATTGACTTTATAAGTGATTCTTTTGTATTCAACTCCACTGGAGAAAATGCAGGCAAGAGACCGTTAAGCAAATGAGAGGTTCCAGCCCATACCTTGTCGCCTATGGGGTCATTGTCATCGTAAACTTCAGCGCCTAGCCTGGTTCTTCCACCACGAACTAACAAATCAAAAACTCTTTCGGTGACAATTGATTCGCCTAAGAATGGTTGAAAGAACTCAGCACTGGCGTCCGTCATAGCGTTAAAAGCTATTTTGTTAAGCGTTTCTTCTTTTCTCTCTCCGTTAACAACAGCGTTCATCACTGCTTGATAGGGTCTAGTTAGGTAATCGTATGGAAATGTGTAAGAACCATTCATAACCTCTAACACATTGCCATCTTTATCTGTTTTTACAGGAATGATGGTGCCTGTTTTATCCCAAGGGAAAGCGCCTGACCTTTTGTAAGCTTCAATCTGATCTTGGCTCGCTCCTGTAAGAGAGCTTCCTAAAGCTACGGTAGCTGCTGGCAAGAACGTGGTCATTGTTCCAAAGCCCATCAACCTTTCCATGCCTCTTTGTCGCAGGTATGGATTATCGCTTGCCAGTTCCTTTATTGACTGTCCAAGTATGTTACCGCTTGTTCTTAAAATCTCTGCTGGGTAAGCGATGAAGTTACCCACGGGCAACATTCGTAAATTTTGAATGAGAGTTGGTACACGAGAATAGTTTGGAACAACGTTTCTACTTATCAACGCGGCTTCGGAATCTATGAACTTGTCAAAATCAGTGAGTGCTTGAGGCTTACCAAACTCATCAACCTTTCCTGAATTTGTCCCAAACTTTTTATACAGTTGAGATACATCAACATTGCTTGGATCAAGCCCGTTTGCTCTAGCTATCCGAATCTGATCAATGGTTGTTGCTTTCATGTTGAAAGGTTGACCTTTGACCTGAGAACTTTGGATCATGCCAGTGATTTTTTTTCTTTCTGTCATGTAGTTTGCTACACGCCAGAAGTCATCACTCGCACGATACAGTCTTGAAGCAAAATTGTTTTTACTGCCTTGAGCAATATCAAGAGCTTTCCCAAGCACAGGCGTTTTAGTTGACTTCCCAGCCGCTATATCTATTAAGTCCTCAAGCTCTCTTAACTGAGCTTGTTGTCCAACTAATCCTTTTTCTATTAGATCGTCAAAGACTGCTCTCTTCCCAGCTTCCGTAGCAAAACTTTGCTTTAAATCAACCATCAGCAGTTGGTATGCATCGTTTAAAGTTTTGCCATTTGGCACATTTCCGTTTGCAACAGCAAAACCCATAGCGGTTGTTGCGTTTCTTATTTGACCCGTTGGGTTATAAACGGTTTTAACCAGTTGGCTTATACCTTTTAAACCAAGCATGCTGGCATATATGCCAGATACTATAGGCACATTTTCAAATGGCATGCTGGTAGCATTTTTTTCTATAGCATTGATGTAGTCTTTCTTAACCCACTTGCCAGCTAGGCGTCCATAACCCGGCCCTCTTGGAACTTGAATGTATTCTTGAAGCTTGCTGCCTTTCAACACATCTTCCACTGGTTGATTATCAAGAAACATCTTCGCGTCATCGCCCAAGAATCTGTTGTATTCTGATAGCTCGCTGAAATATTTACCTTTGGCTATCAATGCTGACTGTCTACCAAGAGTTTCTGTAACACCTTTAAGCAAACCCTCTGTGCGTTCAGCAGTGGTTCCACGTTTTGCGGTGTATTCTCCTAGAAAATCCCGTATCTCTTTGCTTTGTAAAGCCCTTCCGCGCAATGGGCCTCTAGACACGCCTCTCAAAGTATCATCTGAAATCAAATCCTCTGGAGAAACTTTCGCATTATTAAACTGACCTTTCTGAGTGATCAAAGACAAGTTAGTTGCGGCCATCTCATCCAACTCTTCAGGAGTTATTCTGGCTGCTGCTGATGGATCGCTCTTTACAATCGCGTCTTTAATTACATTCAAAGCGGCCCGATACTTAGCTGGGTCTGCTTCATAGTTATCAGATAAGAAAGCCCTATACTGCCGAGCGTTATACAAACCCATTTGCCCAACGATGGTCTCTTCTGCACCTTCTGGGAGGTACTCTTTGCGACCTAGTATTTCGTTACTGTACTCATCGATTGTTTCTCGCACTCTTTTTGCTGATCGAAACAAACTAAGTTTAGATTTAATAGCATTAGGATTCGTGTTGACATTGAGCTTATCGCTTTTAACAAAGCCCATTTTTTTGTCCATATCAATCAACAACTGAGCTGCTTTGTTCTGTGTGTTAAATGCATCTAATTTTGCTTTTTTAAGAGCGGCTACATCTGATGGATCTATGTAGTCATCAGTCATCGGGTTGATGAAATCATCAAGAGCCTTGATTATTATTTCTTGAGTGTAGCCATTCTCCTTACCAGACTTCATGATGTTTGTAAGAGAGGATTCTAAATCTTTAAAAGCAACCTCATTTTGATGAGAGAGCCTTGCCAGATTAGTTGCATACAAAGACTTTATTTCTGCAGTCGTTTCGTCTGGCAAGTCGCCTCTAAATCTCACTTGAGACAACGCTTTTCTGACAAGCGGACTAGACTTTTCCATACGCCTAACCGTTTCTCCAAAGCCTTCACCTACAGCCACTAACCCATCAGCCACAGTCCTAACGCCTGGAACGCTTGCAGCCGCTTTAGATGTTGTTTTTATTACTGCACCAGCACCTGTTAAGGCCAGCGGCACACCCATGGTTATTGCTGCTGCTTCAAGGCCCGTCTTTCCTTTGTTATATAAAGCAGCAAAAGCCCTCTCTTGTCCTGAAAGAAACTCAAGCTCTTGTGTCTTGGTCAATGGGTTTGGAAGATAAGTATCGCCAAAAGTTTTCATGTCCTCTTCGGCGACAAGACCTTCGGCTGCAGCAGTTGCTGCTATCTGCGTAGCTTTGTTTGAACCTTTAGTCGCTCTAAACACAAGCCCAGCAGGCAAACCAAACTGAACTAAAGCTTTAGGTATTTCAGCAGCAAGGCCAAGCCCCTCTACATCTGGGGCAAATCTTTCTTGAACGGCATTTGCGCGGTCAACAAGATCAGTTCCGGCTTCCTCTGCGCCAGCTGCTTGCAAACCAAAACCGACTGCACTAGTTATATTAGTCGGGATTGATACCAATCCATTAAGGCCACCCCTGAAAACTTTACCGCCAAAACCTATGTTTTCAGCTTCAAGTGTTTCACCCGGCTGATATTCAGCAGAAGCTTTGTATTCTTGTTGTTTGCGTTCAGATCTCAAGGCGAGATTTTGCTCACGCAACATTCGGCTTGCTTCTTCAGGACTGTCAGCTTGAAGGTATAAGCTTCTTCCGTCTTCTCTAACCTTGTGGTAAGTCGGCATTGTTAACTTAAATCTTCAACTTTTGTTAAAAGCCTTGATACGTTGCCTAATCCAAGCTGATCAGCAAATTGTTTTAATGTTACACCTGCTTCTTCTGCATCCGGCATTGTCTTGTACAGCGTGAGAAGTGCTTCAAGTTGAGCGTTTGCATTCATGTCATCGAATAAGCTCTTGAAGACTCTACGATCAACATCAGCCTCAGTTTCACCTTCGCCTGCTTGAGCGTACTCTCTGATGGCTTCAAATTGTTGAACAATTTCAGGTTTAGCTTGCTGTTCAAGCCTGTCTAACTCAGCTTGTTGAATGTCATATTCTCTTCCAGCCAGCGTAACATCGCTGAAGAAGTTGCGAGGCACAAAGCCTTCAGTTGGTTGCGCAGCTTTAGCAAGAGCATACTGCGTTCTAGGATCTTGAAGTCTTGTTAAAAGATTACCTGCAAAACCAGACTCCTCTCCACCAATGCCATCCTCGCCAAACAAAAACTTCTTAAAACCAGTAGCTTTTTCTTTAAACTCACCTGTCTTTTCATCATAAAAAACGGGAGCGTCTGGCCCAGGGATCCCCATTGGTGCTGGCCCTTGCATTGCCCCTAGTTGTGCTTTCTGCGCATCTGTCAGTTCAGGCTTGGCGTCACCTGCGCCACCAGCAGGAGGCTCTGTCTCATCATCGTCGCCCATGAGTGTACTGGCTCCGTATACGCCTCCAACCAAAGCAGTCGGGACTCCAACGCCTTTTGCAATTCTTCTTCCAAGACTTGGCGCAGTTGGAGGAACGGGAGCATCAATCACATCATCTGCTTTTTTTGCTGCTGCACCAGGGATGCCAGGCAAACTCATTTGAGCTTCTGTTTGATCAATAATGTCATCAGTTTGTTTTGGGGTAAGCTTGCCTGCTTGCTCTGCATCAAGAGCATCTGCTCTAACGTCTTCACCTTTACTGGCTTTTCTAAATAGCCTGTTAAATAAAGCAGTTGCGCCTTTGATAACAACTTCTCCACGGCTATATCCGGGCAGTGAGGCAATGCCGCCTATGGCCATTTGCTCAGCTTCGCGCATCCTTCTCATCTTGCGCTCGCCTCTTGTTATAGGACGGCGCTCTTGAATTTCAGGTTGCTCAGCCAATGCAGCAATACCGCCCATGTCTTGAGGCATTTCATCTGCCATGGCGACATCTTCTTCCATAAAAGCAGCGGGCAGTGCGGCCATTTGAACTTGCAAGCCAGAGCGTGCTCTGGATGTTCCGCCACCTATTTTGCTTGGCAGTGCTTCCTGCAACTTAACGACCTTTTGAACTTGCTCTGCAGCTTTGGCACCTTTTACGCCCATCTTTGCAAGTCGAGCGGCAACTAAAGCAGGTGGGAAAGCTATTAATCCCAAAGTTGCATAATCAACAGGATCAGATGGATCAAAGAAAAAATTAGTGATGTCTCTTAGGTTCATGCCTGAACCTTCTTCTGTTTGCTCAAGCGAAAAGAAATCATCTGAAACAAGATCGCCCTCTGCATACCCACGCACAGGCGCAACGCCTGCCATGATGCCCATGCCTTGGCGCTGTTGAGGCGTTTGAAACATTGGTCGCTGCATGATTTGGTTGTACATCATCCCACCCTGATTCATCCCTTCTGCCTCCGACAAAGCAATCGCTATGGCTTGCTTTGGATTTGTTACCTTTCTACCCGAACCGCCTGATTTCAGAGAGCCATCTTTGAACTCTCCCATCACCTTGCTGATTTTTTTCTGGCGTTTATTCAAAGTTATCCAGTTATTTGATTATATATTTGTTTTCCAGAATCAAATATAGAAGCGATGTTTCCTGCGGCACCAGCAAGCCTCGCCATTGTTCCGGGTTGTTGATATCCACCTATCGCTTGTTGTCCCGTTCCAAACCCAGTTACGTTTTGAGGTAAGAACGGAGCACCTTGGCCAAGCACTTGAAATCCTCTTTGCAATCTCATAAATGGTTCATCAGCCATTTGAGTAGCGGCTCTGTACTGCGCATCAAGACCAGCCTGCTGTATGCCACGGCCTTGAGTGCCAAGCTGGCCAAGAGTGCTTATTTGTTTGCCTAACATCTGTTGTCCCTGCTGGCCAAGACCTGCGATACCAGACGCGGCTGCACGTTGTGCCCCGGTGCCTGCGCCAAATGCAGCTAATGCGGTACCAAACTGATCTTGCGTAAGACCGCCAAGACCTTGAGCAGCCTGTGCAGTTCTGCCCATCTGTTGGCCAAATATATCTGCACCAAGCTGTTGGCCTTGAAGACCAAGCTGGCCTATGCCTCGAGCGATGTCTGCTCTCTGACCTGCAAGCCCTGCTTGAGCTTGCGCCCCCTGTAAACCAA